CCCAGAGTATGTTTCGTAAGTTTCTCTACGTTCGCGCCTTTTTTCGGTAGTTGAATGTGCATTTTATACCTCCGTTAAAAGTTAAATTTTGGTACGTGCTACGCCGCTACGCCTATCCTTACCGCCTCTTCGCGGTAGGTGTCCACATCCGCTGGTGTCGGGCGCGATGCAAAATACTCGCTCTGTCCGCCGTTTGCGTCCGAGATCCACCAGCCGTTACCATCGTCCGTTTCGTCTGTAATCCAGATTCCGGAATACTTCGTTTCGATTATCCTCATTCTAATACCTCCGTTAATCTCCCCCACCGGCGCAGTGCATATTGTTGGCACAATAGGATTGCACGTACAACCAGCAGGGGATTGATTTATTAAATAGTGTATGTGCCAACATGGGTATAGATTAGCACGTCTATAGATGGTGTCAACAACAATCCGACATGAGTAATCCTGATAACCATATAAGCATTACTTATACCTACTGCAAGTAACATGCCGAAACATTTGACTTGACAAGATTTGCAGAATCGTTATAATCAAGATGTTTTTCTTTTTTCTTTTTTTTCCCCTTTTTTTTCTTTATTTCTTTTTTAATCATGTACCGGATATGAGCTGTTCCTAAAGAGTAGGCAACAACCAGTCAAACTGCTACGGCTGACGATACACGCGCCCGCCGCCCCTTCTACTCGATACCTATTCCAGTTAACGCTACATAACATAGAACTATTCCAACGGTTGTACGCAGGCCAGAGCGGGATAGTGTGTATTAGTGTACATATGACTGAAATAGAACTATTCTAATTGTCTTCATTACTTGACAAATGTGGGGGGAATGTGGGATATAGCTATAATATGTCTGCTATTACTCACCAATTGAAACCTGCTGAAATATCGTTTATCCATTTGTATACTACCAATGGTTGCAACGTAGCTGATGCGGCCAGACGCGCGGGTATGTCGTTACATGTTGCGCGCCGGTTTGTTGCTACCGAGCAGTGCCAGCGCGGTTTACGTCAGGTTAGCGTTGATGTTGTTGAGCGTTGCGAGATTACGATGGACGAAGTAGTTGATAACGCGCGTGAGCTGGTGCGGATGGGTAGATTTGGGCGTGAGGGTAAGGCCGGTGAGATTGTGCGTGATAGTGGCGCATTGGCGAAGGGCAACGAACAGCTGATTAATCTGGCAGGGTTTTATGCGCGTAAGCAGATTGATGTTGACGTTCGCGAAGCCCCGTCTGTCTCGATTGAGCTGGCGAAGCGGATGGCCGAACTGATTCTGGCGGACGACGCGGCTGCGATCGAGCTTGTTTCGACGGAGGGGGGTGGGGGGTACATCGAGAGGGAACCTGCGGATATAGAGGTTACCCCATAATCATGACTCAAACAAAAATATCTGGGAACTCAAAAAAAATATCCACGGAACAAAAAATAAATTCTTTTGTTTTCAGCAGTGCTCGTAATAGCTTGAGTGCTTATTCGATATTGATTGACAGCAGTTACATCCTTGCTCCTCACATAGCTAGGCTTATAAACGCTTTAGAGCGTGTTGAGCGTGGTGAGTTGCGTAGGTTGATGGTTTTCATGCCTCCTCGTCATGGTAAGACGAAGCAGGCTAGTGAGATATTTCCATCTTGGTATTTGGGTAGGAATCCCGATAAGCAGGTAATTTCTTGTACTTACTCACAGGGTTTGGCTGACGATTACGGTCGTAGTGTTAGGGACAACATGCGTGATGACTATTACGGTCTTGTGTTTCCTGAATGTCGTTTGCGCAGTGATGGCGCATCTATTCGTCGGTTACAGACTGAAAATGGCGGCGTTTATTATGGCGTAGGCGTTGGCGGCAGTGTAACTGGGCGTGGCGCTCATTTGTTATTGATTGATGATGCTGTTAAGGGTCGCAAGGAAGCTGACAGTGAGACTTTACGTCGTCGGTTAAAGAATTGGTATCAGAGTGTTGCTCGGACGCGTTTAATGCCGAATGCGTCGATTGTGATAATACAAACACGTTGGCACGAGGACGATTTGGCTGGTTATTTGTTACGTGAGCATCTGCATGAGAACTGGGAAATTATAGAGATGCCTGCTTTGGACGCTAATGGTCGTGCTTTGTGGCCTGAATCGTTTGATGAGAAGGTACTTGAATCTACTCGCAAGTCTATAAGCGAGCGCGAGTGGAATGCTTTGTATATGCAACGTCCAAGCGGCGACGACGGCGATTATTTCAAGCGTCCGTGGTTTAATCGTTATGACGAGTTACCTTCTGACTTGCATTTTTATGGTGCGAGTGATTACGCGGTTACTGACAGCGCTGGCGATTTCACTGAACACGGCATATTTGGGGTTGATTCGCATGAGAATATCTACGTTGTTGATTGGTGGAGCGGGCAAACTTCTCCTGATGTGTGGATAGAGTCGCAGATAGATTTGATATTGAAGCATAAACCTTTGCGTTGGCTTGGTGAGTCTGGCCCTATTCGTCGTTCGATTGAGCCTTTTTTACGCAAGCGTATGCTTGAGCGTAGCGGCTATTGCCATTTGGAATGGGTTGCAAGTATCGGTGATAAGCCAACGCGTAGTAGAGCGTTTCAGGCGCGTGCTTCTATGGGCAAGGTCTTTCTCCCAAACACTGTATGGGGTGATGATCTTATTTCGCAGTTATTGCGGTTTCCGGCTGGCTTAAATGACGACAAGGTAGATGTTTGCAGTTTATTTGGTATGGCTATTGATAAGACCATCGGTAAGATTTCCCCTGCTCGACATAATGAGGCGAAAATTGGCGACTATGACGGTATGTTTGAAAAACATGAGGTGGAAACATGGCGGACAGCGTAAGCCCTGTAGTCGAAGATTTGCTGTCGACGTTATGCCAGTGGTTCATCGCAGATGAGGATGCGTCGTACACTCCTCGCACAAAAAGCGAACAATGTCGCGATTATGTTGATTCCGACCAATGGACGGCTGAAGAAACTGCACTTCTCAATAAGCGCAAACAACCGATTGTAACGTCGAATCGCATTAAACCGAAAGTGGATTCACTTCTTGGCGCAGAGCGTCAACGCCGTACATTGCCGAAGGCTGTTCCTCGTAACGTTCCGTTTGACGAGTTGGCTGGTGCGGCGGCTACTGATTCGATTCGGTACGTGCTGGATAACAATAATTTCGATATGTTACGCTCGGATGTATTTGAAAATATGCTTGTTGAGGGATATGGCGGCTGTACGGTCGAGGCGGTGGAAAAAACTGATAAGCGCACAGATAAAACCGAGTTCATTATCATATTACAGCATATTTTGTGGGATAGAATTGTTTACGATTCGCATAGTAGGAAACGTGATTTCAGCGATGCCAGACGTATGGGGCAGGTTATATGGATGGACTATGACGAAGCGCAGTCCCAGTTCCCTGATATACATGAATTTGATACGATAATTTCTGCTTCCGGCGGAACCTCAACCTCCTATGATAGCTCCGACGGCGATACTTATGGAGACAAGCCGTGGTTGAGATGGATAGACCCTGACCGTAAACGCGTAAGAATTGTAGAAACATGGTGGAAAGAAGGCCATGGCGAAAATCAGGTAGTTAAATTTGCGAAGTTCACGCGCGCCGGAATCATCGAAACTGGCGAATCACAATATGAAGATGATGAAGGCAATCCGGTATGGCCGTATGAGATGGCTTCTACTTTTGTGTCGCGTGATGGCTCAAGGTACGGTCATGTATTGCAGTTATTGAGTCCGCAAGATGAAATAAATAAGAGACGCTCCAAAGCGCTTCACTTGATAAACATGCGCCAGATTAAGTATGAGGCCGGTGCGGTAGACGATATTAGCGTAGCGCGTAAAGAAATTGCCAAGCCAGACGGCATGATACAGGTTAATCCGGGCTCTGTATTCGAGATACTCCCAACATCAGATATGGTTGTAGGCCAGTTGAAACTTCTGGAAGAGGCAAAGCGTGAAATAGACGCTATTGGCGCTAATGCCGCATTTTCAGGTAAGGAAAATCGGGTAATGAGCGGTACAGCGTTGAAAAATCGGGAAAATTCTGGGTCGCGGGAGGTTGAGCCGATATTTGACCCGCTACGAATGTGGCAACTGAATGTATACAGAAAAATATGGTGTTGCATCAAGATGTTTTGGAAGTCTCCAAAATGGTTAAGGATTACCGACGACACGCGCAATATCAAATTTGTTGGTATAAACACGGACGAAAAGATGCAAATGGCCGCGCAAGAGATGGAAGGTGGCGGCGAATCGCCTGTTTCCGGCATGGTTGGCAATCTTGGAGAACTTGATGTTGACATAACGCTGGATGAAGCTCCGGACAGCGAATCCAAACGCGCTGAACAGTTTCAGATGTTGATGCAGATGCGCCAAGCACAGTTCCAGATACCGGATAAGGCAATTATTGAAGTATCTGATTTGAGAGATAAAGACAAATTATTGGAAAGTATGAAGCCCGCTCCGGAAGAGTTACAGGCTGAACAGGAAATGACGGCTATACATATGGATCAGGAAATGAAAAAAAGGGAGATAGAAAATGAAAAATTACTTGCCGAAGTGAGAAAAACAGTAGCGACTGCCATGAAATTGGAGATGGAAACCGCAATGCACAGTATTACACCGCCGCCGGGTTTCGGGCGTAAAAGTGAAGAGGACGACGCTCAATCGGTCGAATCGCGCGAACCAGCGTAAAGGTTCAATAGGAGATTTTTTTTATGAACGAGCTTAACGAAAACGAAGAAGTGGAAGAGTATAGTTTTGACGATGTGTTAACTGAAGAGGTTGTACAGGAGACTGTAGAGCCTGCTACTGAAGAGGTTAGTGAATCAGTTGAAACGGGCGAAGGTGAAGAGGTTGATAAAACTGATACGCCATCCGGGCCGCCGCCGGAAGCTGGAACCGACCCTGAAGTCAAAACTGAAGCAAACACTATGCCCGTTTCCGCTCATACAGCCGCACGTAGGGACTGGCAGGAAAAGCAAGATGCTTTGAAAGCTGAACTTGAGAAAGCAAAGCAGGAACAAGAGCCGGTAGTGGATTTCAGCGAAGATCCCGCAGGCGCTTTCAAGGGTTTGGAGGCCAGCGTTGATTCTAAAATTAACATGATTAAGGCTAACTTATCCACTGATTTTGCAAGAAAGGCTTTCCCTGATTATGACGAAATGGAGAAGCTGTTCATAACAGAAGTCGTAGTAGACAATCCATCGCTTGCCAAACAGGTAAACGATAGTGCGAATCCGGCATTGCTCGCTTACGAGCATGCAAAAAACTATAAAGCCACCGAAGAGCTTAAAAAAGCTGGCGGCATTGAGGGACTGACGAAGTCGATTACTGAAAAAGTAACGGCTGAATTGGTCGCAAAAGGTAGTTTGCCGAGGACGCTAGCTGGGGTGTCATCTTCTGCTGTTGGGGTTAAGCGCCCTGTAGCAGAAGTAGCGCCTTATGAATTTGACGATTAAAAGGAGATAAAAGATGGCCAATACATTGACTGCAGAAGGCCTAGCCCAAAAAAATTGGCGTGTAAAGTTCTGGAACGATTACCAAAACAAGTTTCGGTTCAAACCGTTTCTTGGGAAGAGTTCAAATAGTATGATTCAGGTTGTTGAAGACCTGCAAAACAAGCAGGGGAAATCAATAACCCTTCCACTGGTGAACGAACTTATGGGAGATGGTATTACCGGAGATAATACCTTGAGGGGCAACGAAACTCCTCTGAATTCCCGCTCGTTCGAGATGGTGGTGGATCAGTTACGCAATGCCGTAACAGTGCCAAAGATGGAAGGTATCGATAGCGCTATTCCGCTATATGATGCCGCGCGTGGTGAACTTCAAAACTGGATGCTCACTAAGACCAGACTGGAGATAATCGCCGCCATGCACCGCATAGACGGTGTTGACTACGCTGATGCAAGTGAAGTGCAAAAGGACGCATGGCTTACGAATAACGCAGACCGTGTACTTTTTGGCGCCGCGAAAAGCAATAACGCGGCCAATGACCATTCAGTGGCTTTGGCTAATGTTGATGCAACGGCCGACAAATTGACCGCGAAAACCATATCTCTGGCAAAGCGTATGGCGAAAACCTGTACTCCGCTCATACGGCCTACGAAAAGCCCGAAGATAGACGAAGATTGGTTTGTGTTGTGGGTGCCGCCTTTGGCGTTCCGCGACATTCAGGCCGATTTACGCGCTTCCAACCGTGATGGCTGGCTTCGTGGCGCGAATAACCCGATTTTCAGGGGAGGCGATTTGATTTCCGAAGGCGTGATAATCAAAGAACTTGAGGAGATTCCAATTCTGTCCGGTGTTGGCGCGGCTGGCATCGACGTTGCCCCGTGCTTCATGATGGGTGGGCAGGCGCTTGCTATCGCATGGAGAGAGCGCACGAGGGTCTACACTGAAAAGGTTGATTATACCAACCTCAAGGGCGTAGCTATCGGAGAGATAAGGAAAATCGACAAGGTTCGCTTCGGTACCGGTGCGGCTGATACCACAACCCCGAAAGACCATGGTGTTCTTACCATGTATGTTTCCGGAGTTGCCGACGCTTAATAAATAATGAGGGGGGATTTTCCCCCCTCGCTTTAAAGAAAGGATTTTAAAATGGCTACTTTTCAAACTGCACAAGCTATGGCGGGTGCACCTGCTTTTCAAGGGCTTGGCAATCAGGCTTGTATAGCTCATGGGACGTATGCAGTTTCTACTGCATGGTTGGTAAACGATGTTATCCAGATGGTCAAATTGCCGAAAGCGGCGATTGTAACCGATGTCATGGTAATATCGGACGATCTGGATTCAAACGGAGTGCCACTGCTTACCCTCAACGTAGGCTACGGTGGCGACCCCAACTACTGGATTAACGCTTCACAGGTGGCGCGCTCCGGCGGGGTTGCAAGAGCCGCCGCGTTAACGGCGCATCCGCTCATATTGTCGGAGGAAGATACTCTTGATCTTGTGATTACAGCGGCGGCGGCTACGGCTGCGGCTGGCAACATCTCGCTGATCGCTTTTTACGTTAACCCGTAACTTTAATTTGGGGGGCTTAATTGCCCCCCTTGTTTTTATGAAAGGAAAAGGAAATTATGGCAAAGTTCAAGTATATAGGCCCTAAAGCGCAGGTGGTGGGTTTTGGGATTATTTTCAAGAAAGATATTCCCGCGCGTGTTGACAACGAAAACGCAATTGCTTGCCTTCGCGGGTCAAACTATTTTGACGAATATCTCATTGAAGACGAGGAAGTCGTCTCTGACACCAATAGCGTTGACAATAACTCGCTTATCATTGAGGCTATCAAAGAGCTTAAGTCCGAAAACGACCTTGCGAAATTTACTGCGCAAGGCCTTCCGAGAATGGAGGAAATAGAGAAGATTCTCGGTTTCGACATAACGAATGAAGACAGAGAAAAGGCGCTGGAAGAATTGAAAGGATAGCATATGTCTACAGACTGGAGTTTTACGCGTGAAAAATTAAGGGATGCCGTCTTACGCAAACTGGGTGTACTGGGGCAGGGACGGGTGGCTTCGGCTGATGATGATGCAATCTTTTTTGAAACCCTTGATGCCGCGCTTAAAGAACTACACGTTTTAGGCGATTTATGGTGGAACATAGATGGCGCTCCAACCGATCTTACTATGACAGCTACAAATGCTACCGTTGCGGGGCCAACAGATATGGTATATCCAAGTTCTTTGAAGGTTAGGGTAAATGGTACTGATTACGATGTTGATATTGTTACTCATGGGAGATTTCAGGAGATTAAGCAAAAGACAAATGCTGGTCGGCCAACGAAAGCGTATTTGAGCGGAACCACGTTTTATTTGTGGCCGGTACCGGATATTACTTATACCGGCAAGCTAACGTACTATAAAAAGCCTGATAATAGCGCCGCAGATACGCAACCTGATGTTCCAGTGTGGGCGTTTAATTCTCTTGTAGATATATTGAAGTACAAACTCATTGATGATTATGCTGTACCAGCTACGAAGGTAAGTAGGTTTGCAATGGAGGCTGGTCTTGCTGGTAAGAAAATAAGAATAATGAACGCACCAAAACTGTCAATAACGCCCGTAGAGGCTGATTATTTTTAGGAGTAAGATATGGCCGAGTATTCATTAACCCCAAACCCGATACAACAATTTTCTGACCTTAACGGTGATGTGCTCGCAGGTGGCTTGCTGTACACGTATCTGTCTGACCTTTCCACGCCGCGGGAGACATACAGGAGTGCCGGTGGGGTACCTAACACGAATCCGGTTGTGCTTGACTCACGCGGTGAAGCACTTATCTATCTTGAGAAGTCCGTGCGATATGGGTTTGTTTTAAAGGATTCAGCTGATGTAACTATTTGGACATCGGATACTATCGAACCGACGGGATTCGCACAAATACAATTACTGGCTGATTTGGCGGATGTATCAGATTATGCAAAAGGTGATGCGCTTATAGGTTACAAGCGAGAATCGACCGATACCTCCATAGCAACGAGTCTGCACGAATTGTTTGAGACGGGGGATATATCAGTATTTGATTTCATCCCGACAAACCAGCATGACTTCATACTCAACGGAGACACTGCTTCGCAGGATTCTGCGGCTGTTACAACCGGCATAAAAAACGCAGGCGCTCATGTAGCCGCGCTTGGTAGAAACAATGGGACGTTGGTATTCCCCGGCTCAAAGTACCTCATTGACGATACGCTCACTATTCCAGCAGGCAAACGATTCAAATTCAGGGGGGATGGACGGCGCAGTACGTTTTTCGTAGCTGATACTGGCGTGAGTTGGGCTAATGGTAGAGCGATGCTCAAACTTTTTGACATCATAGAAGCAACCGGAAGTTCGTTCCATATGGAGAATATCAGCTGGAATGGCAACAATGACAAATATGGCGGTGGCGGTGGAGCCATGATGGGAATAGATGTCAACAAACTTACCTACGCTACCTTTACTAACGTTTCAGTTCAATTTTGTAATGGTACAGGATTAAAACTTAATGGTACGTGGGATTGCAGGTTTACAGGCGTTGACGTAAGACACTGCGGAAACATTACTACATCATCTCCGGGCGTTCATATCCCGTATAACAGCGCGGCGGGAGATCGTCTGACTTATTCGATGCTATGGGTTGGTGGAGTAATTGAACGCAACAGGTACGGCGGTGTTCTCATGGAATCTTCAAATGCAATACGGTTTGTCGGGACAAAATTCCATGGTCGCACACTGTCAGATGACACTGAAGCCCGTGGTTATCCAGCTGAAGATTTTCTTGTACGTGGCGAGGATGTAAGGACATTTATTATGGATGCGTGTCTTTTCACTCTTGCCGGTAAATACGCCGTTCATTTAAAGCAAGGTGCGGAAAGTAATGTCCCATATTTCGCGATATCAGATTGTACTTTTGGGCGTACCGCAAATTATCGTGTAGGCACTGTTATGACTCCTACGGTAACGGTAGCGCTTAATACCAAGGTTGCGGTATTAAGCGCCGTTACTGCGAATCTTGATAATACGCCAGTAAAAATCATGGGAGCAACAAGCAAATTGGCTTTTGAGCCGCCATATCCCGTAATCAATACAAATTTGTACACCTATTTCAAAAAGCCAAAAGCAAGGCAGGCAGGGAAAGTGTATGCCTTTGATGATTTCATGATTCCCATTGTGCCTAACGGGTATAAGTATCAGTGTATAGTTCAGGGGACAGCTTCAGTCTCTACCGACGTCGCACTTCCGCCAATTCCCGGGAATACCTTCGTTGACGGGACGGTAACATGGGTATGCCGAGACGATGATTATTACCAACTGCAGGATGCCGCTGATGTAGCTGTTTCCGGAGCGGCAATGTATCCGGTTGACGCGGCGTGGAATATCTATATCGAGGATGGTAAGGGAATTGTAAACGGTAATCTATTCTCATGGTCGGAGCACAGTTCGTTAATAGCTGGTGGTGGCGATATACGAGTTGTCTCAACAGTTGCTGAAATAACCGGCATCAATTCACACAACAATTCTATTGTAAAAGTGGATAACAGTTCATCGTCTGTGGCTCAAGTAGAGGTGGCTAACAACTATGAACTGTACAATGACGCTTTATACACAACTGTGCAAAAGGTGGGTGTAATGGGAGAAGTACAGCCGCGCATGGAACTCAAATCTGATGGTAAGGTAAGATTTGGTGGTGGCGAATATCCGACAGATGTTTCAATATCAAGAACTGATCTGGGAGAATTACAAGCTGGTGAATTGTTCAAAATCCAAGGGTATGACGAGCGAGGAGATAACAACATATGGGCGGCGACAACCGCATACGCGCTAGATGTATATGCAATGCCACTCACTCCAAACGGGTACAGATGGAAATATAAATGTACTGTGGCAGGAACGTCTGCGGGTACAGAGCCAGTATGGCCGCAAAATCCGAGAACCGTTGTTCTGGATGGTACCGTTGAATGGACATGCGAAAATAAGCATGGATTATTGGTGATACCGTATACCGACAATACCGGTGCTGTTAGAACCTTTTATTTGTGGGCTGACTCGACTGGTAGGTTAAGAATCAGAACTTCAAATACAGGATTGCCGAATGCTGTCAACGATGGTGATCCCGTGGGCACGCAAACGTAATGATACTAGACATTAACTTTGTTGGGCCGTCTTATGAAGACAGGTCTGTAGACGTATCAGCGCAAAAGTGTATTAACCTTTTCCCTACAAAAGATGGTGAGCGACCGGCGCTTTACGGAACGCCCGGACTCAAACTTCTCGGAACTGCCGGTTCGGGGCCAATACGTGAAGTGTATGAAATGAACGGTAAGTTGTATGTGGTATCAGGAAACGAATTTTACCATATCAATAAAACTGATTATTCTGCACAGCTGATTGGCATACTATCGCGCCTTGATGGAAAGCCTTCAATTGCCGATGATGGCAACAAGATGCTTATCGGTGATGGAAATAGGGCGTTTGTTTTCGACCCTTCGGCAACAAGAAACAATCTGATAAGTTTGAGTAATACTGACTTTAAAGCCGCTACTACCGTGGTCTACATGAATAATTTTTTTATCAGGCACGATAAGGACAGTGTGAGTTTCAGAACCAATACTTTGGGCGATATTATGACGTGGCCAGCGCTTGATTTTGACAATGCCGACAGAGACCCAGACCCGATAACAACGTTAATTTCAGACCATAACGAGCTATGGTTATTCGGGAAACGGTCAGCTGAAGTGTGGTATTACTCCGGCAACGCGAATTTCCCTTTTTCAAAAGTTCCGGGAGCTTACATCGAAATGGGATGCGCGGCGGCTCGTAGCGTCGCAAAGGCCGATAATACAATTTACTGGCTTGCACACAACAACGAAGGTGGACGCACAATTGTGATGGCTAAAGGTTATTCACCGGCGATAATATCTACACGGGCTATAGAATATAAACTTGACAGTTACGCAGTGGTAGACGATGCAATAGCATACACGTACAAACAGGAAGGTCGGACGTTTTATGTACTTACCTTCCCGACCGAAGACGTTACATGGGTTTATGACGCGTCAAGCAGGCTTTGGCACCAAAGGAAGTCTTATGGCATGGGAAGGCATCTATCTAACTGTCATGTATTTTGGGAAAATAAGCATATCGTTGGTGATTACAAAAACGGGAATTTCTACGAAATGGATATGGATACGTTTAGCGATAACGGTACTGACATCGAACGCATAAAGACATCTTCACATATAGAGATGGATGGTTTAACGCTTTTTCATAATTCTTTGGAACTTATGGTTGAGACCGGTAATGTTTCGACAAGCCAGAATCCGGTAGCAAGGTTATCGTATTCAGACGACCGTGGACATTCATGGTCAAATGAAATGTGGAATGACCTTGGTAAAATCGGTGAATTTTACAGACGTTCAAAATGGTACAGGCTGGGATCAGCGCGTTCACGCGTGTACAAATTGCGTATGTCGGATGCCATAAGAACGGTGATACTGGGCGCAAAACTTGATGTAATGAAAGGGACTCACTAATGGCGCACCAAAAAGAACTTGCGGAAATACCCACACGGATACTTGGTGATTTATCATCTCCCGAAGGAACAAGAGTATTTGTTAACTGGTTGCAACAAGTCATTGTAAGAATTTCAGATAATGACCAGATATTGTGGAAGCAGTTAAACAAATCTGGTACAACACTGAAAGATTTATCAAAAAGAGAGTATTCCGACCTTCAAAATACCCCTGACACTACAACCAATTCAGAAGTTGATTCAAAGGTTGAAGCGCATGCCGCATTAACGGTTACCCACGGTTCTAACGGCGATATAGTCGGCAAAAGCGATGTAGCCACGGCAACTGATAAAGGAGTTGTTAATATGGGTGGGGTCGTAGCGGATGTCTCTATTGCAGATGCACCTACGCAAGGAGCCACATACGTGCAGGCAGACGTTCAGGCCATAGCAACGCTTGCCAACGCTAACAAGGTCGCTATAAACGCCCTTATCGCGAGCTTAAGGAATGCGGGGGTTATCGCAACATAATGGATTATTTGATATTCGCTCCACCAAGATGCCGGACGGCGTGGCTTGCAAACTTCCTTACATATGGGAATTCGTATTGCTACCACGAAGGATTGGCGCAATGCAAAGATATTGCCGATCTTAAAAAACTTGCGGTAGATGGAAAAATCACCGGCAATAGCGATAGCGGGATGCTTTTGTTTCCCGACAAGATGATTGAGATGTTTCCAAACGCCAAGGTTATTTTACTTCGGAGGCCAAGATATGAAGTGCTTAAATCATTGTCAAAGATTTTCCCAAACAACCCAGATGAATGCTTAAAAACTATGAAGATGTGTGAAACGTCTTCAAAGTGGATAGTCAACAATGTTGATAATCTCTTGATGAGCGACTTCAGTTCACTTGAAAACGAAAATGAATGTAAAGGAATATGGAATTTCATAAATCCTGACGAAACGTTTTGTATAAGGAGATGGAAGATGTTGAGCAATTTTAATGTGCAACTTCATACAATCGAGTATAATTCGGATATTATGGCTACTATGATGAAAAACAAGATGGAGGTAGCGTAATGGCAGCTATGGCTTTTGCATTTATCGCGGGTAGCGTTATCAGTGCCGGTGCGAGTATATACGCCGGTGAGAAAGCCGCTGGTGCGGCGCGGGACGCTTCGGCGGCGGCGAATGTCATAGAACGTGAAAAGATGGCTCAAGCATGGGAGATGTACCAGCAAAACCGTGAGGATTTAGCGCCATGGATGGAAGCCGGAAAAAGAGGCCTTGACCAATATGAATCGTTACTTGAAGACCCTTCACAAATTGTCAAATCGCCGGGTTATGAATTTCGGCTTGGTGAAGCGCTGAAGGCCGTTCAAAACCGTAGTGGCGTTGCAGGTTCGGTATATGGCGGTAGCGCATTAAAAGAGATGCAAAAGTACGCTTCGGACTATGCTTCCGGCGAATTCGGCTCGAGGCTTGCGCAACTGGCGGCGTTATCGGAGATCGGGAGGGGAACAACCGGACGAATAGGACAGATAGGCGAGAATGTCATAGGGCAGGAGATTGCGTCGGGAGCAAGAATGGGCGGCAACATTATCAACGCTGGAAATGTACGAGCATCTGCATACGGTGCCCAAGCGGCTGGCGTAAATCAGGCAGTTCAGGGCGGGTTCAGCAACTACATGCTTTATGATTACCTAAAAAAGAAACCACCAACAGTATTGACCGCATAGGAGATTATTATGCCATATCACAGTGGAGGAGCATTCAAGCCTTTTGATTTAGGAAAGGTGCTGGCAACTGCTGAAACAATCAAGGGCGCAAGACAGCAAGGCATTTTAAACCAGATGAAAATAGCCGGTGCCGGACAGGAAGCAGAGATTGCGGCAAGTAAAGAAGCGAGAGACGTTCAGACTTTCGAGATGAAACAAAAAATGAACGCTGTAGTATTTGAGGCCGCTCAATCAGAAAAGGATTATAAAAAGCAGAAGCGGTTTTTTGAAAACCAAGGTCGGCTTTTCGGTTTGGTGCAAAGCGCAAACGACATTTCGGGAATAATAGCCATTGCGGAGCAAAAAGGCATGGATACTAAACCACTACAAATGCTTCTGGAACAAATTAAGGAACTTCCTCCAAAAAAACAGCAAGAGGTTATCGCAAACGTCAGGAAAGGTTGGCGTACCGCAGAAGAACAGCTAAAGTTTACAAAACAGCAAGTGGATGAAAAGCGTTACGAAGCCAAGCTCGCTGAAGAAGCAAGGAAAGAGCAGGAAAAGCAGGCAAAGGAAACGCGCAAAGCCGAAGATAATGCAAAAAAGGCGGCGAATGAAGTCAAGGCCGCCGCAAAAAAGGAAACCCAGAATGAAGTAAAATCACTCCAGAAGAAACTTGACAGGGTGAATAAAGCCCTTTCGACAGATAAGGGTTTAGAAGGAAGTGCGCGAAGTCAAAATATAACCTCCATGGAGAGCAGATTCCTTCGGTCAGATGTTGAAGTATTCGATTCTGAAAAAGCTGAAACAGCGCTTCGTGAACAACAAAAGGAATTACAGGCGAAAATCGCAAAACTCAAAGCGGAGCTGAAGCAGGGCGGTGAAAATGTCATACCGGGACTTCCCGAAGGCGCAAAGATAATAGGGACATCCGGCGGAAAACCTGTATACCAAACCCCTGATGGTAAGCAATTTGTGGCGGAATAATGGGATTCCGCGAAGTTACGGGTGAAATACAGCTTGATGAACCGCCAGTACGGTTCCGCGAAGTTACGGGTGAGATAACGCTTGATACGCCAGCGTTACCAGATAAGCCTGAAACAGCGCCCCAACAAATAGCAGAAGCCCCTACAGCCGCACAAAATTTGCCCGAAACGCTTCAAGTCCCGGGCATTGGCGATACTGGCATAAAGTTATCTCCAAAAACCTCCGCGTTTCTTGTTGGTTTGGGATATGGCGCTACCGATATATATCGCGGTATTAAGCAGATATTTGGCGCAGACAAAAAAGAGATGAAGGCCGATGCCAAATTAATGGAAGTTTTGCGTGCAGACCCAGAAGTGGGAAAGTATGCAACAGGAGGCCAATTCGCAGGTACCATGGTTGACCCGATAGGACTTGCATTGCCAGTCGCTAAAGGCAAATCAATACTGCAGATGGCAAAGATAGGCGCCGGGGTTGGCGCGGTAACTGGAGGCCTTGGGTATGTCGAAGAGGGGCGCACAAGGGCGGAAAACGTTGCTTTGGGAGCCGGTGCGGGCGCTGTACTTATGCCCACTGTCGGTGGCATAACAAATATCGTAAGAAAGATGCGTGGTAAAAAGCTCATTCCATTACGCGCCGAGCCAGCGAAAAAGCCTACTCGGTTCCGAGAAGTGAAAGGTGATATTAAGCTGGATGAAGTTCCACAAGGAAAACCTACTACATTCAGAGAGGTTCCGCCAGATATTATACTTGACCGCCCACCATCTGATACCAAGGTGGTTATGGTAGAGGCACCATACGTTAAGGGGCTGGGAGATATACCACCAGCGCCGAAACCACCCGTTAAGCGTGAAGTGCCGCAAGCAAAACTCGAAGCGCTTCAATCCAAACTCGGTAAACCAAAACTGCAAAAACCCAGAGAAACAAAGCTATCTAAAAAATCGACTATCGACCTTGGTAAAGACATCCTCAAGGATATTAACGAAAGCATGGGGCAAGTAGGCGCTGTCGGGGATGTTCCCAAAACGCCGAAGCAAGTAGCGGCCGCGAAGCGTGCGCAAGAGGGCATGATGGATATGCGACGCCGTGCAAAAAACGCTGGGAAGTCCACGGCTGGTTATCTGAAAAGTCTTGGGTACAGTAAGGTTAACGCGGAAAGGATGATGCGCGCCGTCGGGATTATTGAAGGCAAGGAAATTTCCGCTGTCGGCAAAGCGAAAATAGCATCTGAAAAACTTGCGATGAAACGTATGGTGGAAAGCAAGCAGAAGATTTTGCGGGACAAGGCCGTGCGCACAGAACAGCTTAAAATGCTTAAAGGCGGCATCCAGATTCGGGATAAGGCAACCGCCGTGCTTGGCAAGGAGCGTAATGTCGCATCAATAAAGCTACAAAAAGCCGTGCGCACAGAACAAAACAAGGCATTACGCGAAGTGATGAAAGTGAGATCGAAACTTCGCTACAACATAGAGCGCTTGAAGGATGAAAAAATCACGATGGCGCAAGTAAAAAAAGACATCTATCAAATGACGACCGAGGCTTTGCCGCCCAAAAGCAGGGGCTTATTACTTAAGTCTGTTGAAACCGCAAAAACCAAAAAAGATTTTTATAAAGCTTTCGCGCGCGTCGCAGGCGAAAGCGAAAAGATAGTCCGTAAAGAGATTACTGCCGGTATCGACAAAACACTTCAAAACATTGAATCCATCCCGCTTAAATGGCAAGACAAAATAACCGAGTCTCTTCAAGACATAAACCTCAAGGGAATGTCCCAAAAGACCGTATCAAAACTTGAAGGCCTGAAACAGTTTCTTGCTGAAAATCCAGCTGAATTTCTCAAGTTCGGGAAAAAGACCACCAAGCTGGCAGGACGGATAGGACGGCTCGAAAAACAAAACATATCGGATATGGAATTGAGAGACCTGATAAAGCTAAACTCCAGAATATCGCAGGCATACGGTGAAGGGAAACTTGCAAAACAACTCATTGAAAACGCCAAAACTTTGGCGCAAAGCAAAACGCTTGACGCTATTGAAGCATCATCACGCAATATGGATGTGGCAATCAAAAGACCGGTAGCGGTTAAGCCGATAGCGTTTAAATTGACAAAAAAATCAACGTGGGATATTGCTCTTTCGGAGGCATCGCAAAGCATAAGCGATGGATACATGAAGTATGTAACTTCCGACGTAGGCTTTGAGGTGTTGGATAAAAACCGTAGGTTCGGGGCAAACTGGCGCACGTTCAAGGAACCGTTTGACAAAGCCCACGAAAACTACAAGGAAATGAGTACCGGCATCATCGATAGATATTTCAACTTCAAAGAAGGCGTGGAAAAGCAGTTCGGACGTAAATTCCAAGATTACGAAATGGAGCGTATCATGATATACGCAACCGATATGCAGGAAGGCGGGCGGCTGAAACTATTGAATAGCGGGATAGATGAAGAAACAATCAACTTCATAAAACTTACGCCTTCCGAAAAGAAACTTTACGAATATGTACGCATTCAATACGATGCCTTGCGCCCATCTATCGACAAAACAATGCAGGAAGTTTACGGTACGCGGCTTGATAAGGTTGATAACTATGTAAGCTGGCAAACGGATTTTGACAATTCAGACAAAGTTTTTGACCGCATTAAAGACGATTATGTACGGACTTCTAAAACAAGGCAAGGGTTTACAAAGTCAAGGGTGTTTGGCGGGAAGCAGGTAATCAAGTTGAATTTTGAGGAGGTGTTTGTTAAGCACGTTCACGATTCTACATATTTTGCAAACACCGAGCCGGTACTTAACAAGATTGGCAAAATTGCAAGAGATACTCAATACGCCACTGCCGTAGGAAAAAAAGGCCAGCAATGGACGCAGGAATGGATTGACCTTATGGCGCGCAAGGGAGTGCCAGAAGGATACAAGCCCGGCGCGCTAAATACTTTCAATAACGCGATAGGAGCCGGAGTGTTGGGCTTCAGGCTTTCACCGATAATAAAGCAACCGCTTGCGAAAATTGACGCTATGGCGCTTATAGGCAAAGATGCCTTTATCCACGACAAGGACTTCTTTTCAAAAGGACTTTGGGATTCTATCCACAAGATAAGCAAGCAACAACGGTTCCGAACGCTTGACGATCCCGCATATGTTGAGTTCGCAAAAAACAAGAAGCTCGCTAAATGGCAAAAGGCTGGGTACGCCGGAATCAGGTGGACTGACCAGATAACGGCTGATACGGTTTGGTACGGTGCATATCGCAGGTATCTGGCGGATAATGGGTACGCGTTTAATATGGCTGATTTCAAGGCAGTGAAGTTTATAAACCTCGACGGCGTTAGATTCGCTGATTACATTACAAGACGGACGCAAGGTTCGGCTGAATACAAAGACCTCGCAAAACTGCTTACCGGCAAAAACAAGGATATTGCCAGAACGTTATTCAAGTTCCAAACGTTCGTTTATAACGCCAGCATATTACTTCCGCATGACGCTATAAATGTCGCGGCGCGTACCGAGAAAGATTACGGAAAGGCGCTTGGAATAGCTATGGCGGTTGGGGTTGCCGGGCTTACGGAAGATTACGTAACCAGTGGAATAGCGCAGATATTCAGTCCTGAACAGTACGCGAAAAAAGAAAGAGAAAAGAAGTTCACCGCCAGATTGTTCGATGGGCTTGTTGGCAAAATCCCAGTTGTGAGCAACATCTATGGCGCATGGAAATACGATAGTGTCGGCCTGCCGATAGTAGATATTGCCAGCACTGGCCTTAAGGGCGCGAAAAGCATGGTTACCGGCAAACGGCCAGAGACAAAGGCGAAGGGTTTAATAAGAATGCTGGAAGCTGTAGCCGTGATGAGTGGAATACCCGGTGCCGGTCAAGCGGGACAGATAATCCGCAAGGGGATAGATGAATTATCAGCAAAACCAAAAAACAACCGACCGAGGGCAATACGAAAATGACCGACCAACGAATACTTGATTCAAAGTTCAGAGAAGATATGGTTGCAAACATGGCAACCGGCAAAGAGCATATGAAAAATCAAACCGAAAAGATAGAGAACCTCAAAGATAGCGTTGAGCGGATAGAAGAGAAAATTACCACTGCCTTTGACGGCGTTAACTTAAAGGAGATAAAAAAGACGGTCGAATCTCATTCAAGGATATGGTGGGGAATATCTCGCGTTGGCAGTGTTGTCGGCGGAGCTTTGTGGGCGATATGGTTTGCATTCACGAGAGATATTTTTAAATAGGTGTGGTAAGGTAAGCATATGCGTGAAATAAACAAAATCATCGTTCATGTTTCAGATTCCGCATGGGGCGATGCCGCTATTATCCGGCAATGGCACAAAGACAGGGGATGGCGCGACATCGGCTATCACTTTGTCATCACAAACGGTCGGCCGGCATCCCGCGCGGCATACCGCGAAGCAGATGATGGTATCGTTGAAACTGGTAGGCCGGTAAAGCAGGCAGGCGCGCACGTCAGAGGACAAAACTCAAAGAGTATTGGCATCTGCTTGATAGCAAAAAACTGGTTTACGCCGAAGCAATTCCATGAATTATTTGAACTGATTACGCAACTACGCAAAAAATATGGGAGTATACCTGTTTACGGGCACAACCATTTCGACAAAAGTAAAACATGCCCGAATATCGAAGCGAGCCTGCTTGCGGAGATCGTTGAAGGCGGATATAAAAATAGCAAAGTATGGGATTAAAATAGGAGATTAACACATGGGTTTAGAAACATTACTGCCATACCTTGCTCCCATAATAGCCAGCAACGTCAAGGGCGTTGCCACGTGGGTTGGAAGCAAAAAGGGCAAGGGACAGGCTTTCAACAAAAGGAAAGCCGTCAGAACGCTTGTGAGCGGCATTGTAACGATGATAATCGCCCGTGTTCTGGGAATGGAACCAACCGATGCCAACCTTGCTCAAGTAACGCTGGAGTTCGGGTTTATCATAACCTTCGTAGATGTTCTATTCATGAAGTACGCCTTCAAGAAGCTCGGCCTTGCGTAATGGGCAGGGAAGTTTTCCCGTTGCATTCCAAGCATCGTTCCTTGTCATTTCAGGGGAGTGAATGTCCATGTTGTGATGGTCGACCTAAAAAAAATGAAATCAGCAGGGCGCGCCGCAGAGTTGAAACAGCCATTATAGAGGAGCAGTTAGATGGGGAGAGAGATAGTCCCGCCACGGGGCAAAATTACCAATCTTAAAAACGTTTCATGTCTGCGTAAAGGCTCCTCACATAATTGCACGTGCGCAGACGATAAGCGCGATATTAACCGCAACCGGCGCCGGGTAGAGAAAGCGCTTATACAAGAACAGATGGTGGATGTAGTTCAGGGATAGAACGCCAGATTGTGGCTCTGGTAGTCGTAGGTTTGAATCCTACCATTCACCCCAATTACTAACATGATACTATTATGTACTAATTTAGTATTTAGACAATAAAGTCGATGTTTAGATGACTATTGCATCTTGGCATTGATAAACATAGTTAAAAAAACGCAATAGATTTAGTCAGTAAACAAGGTATTTTCTAAACGCCGAATAATGGCATGTTCGGCTTCGTCTATTTCGGCTTGGCTAACATATCGAGCTTCCGCACACGATACCAACGTCGCCACAAGTATATGGCAAACCTCATGAAAGGCGCACCTTTCAACCTGAAGTGTCGTTACCGGCTCATCGCTCCATTGTTTCGGCAAATAAAAATCACACCTTCTTGACATCACGTTGTACCAGACATGAGCAAGGCCGGGTTTTCTGGCTTCTGGAGTTTTATGGTGAAAAAAGGCACTCCAGTCAACAAGCCCAAAACGCTGTATCCATTTCTCGCATTCAGCTTTAAACACCTCGAAGTCAGCCTTTGTGGTTTTCATTTAAACAAGCTCCCTCGTTCCACAATGGCACTCTCTAAAGTTTCTCCATCTGTGCTTGTGATTAAGGCCTTCTCTCCACTCATATTTGCAGTCCTCGCAAGCCCCCGCCCTTTTCGCTTTTTGCTTCGTTACGCAATCAGTACAGCCCATAATCGCGCTACAGCCAAAGCATGTGTAGTAACTTTCAAAAACTTCGCTATTGCATTTCGGGCAAACTTTTTCCCGAATCATTCGTGTCATACCTTCACCAATTCTTTGTGGTTTTCATCGGTCAATGTAGAGAGTCAAGATGGAAGTAAATAGCCACCAACAGGTACGCCGTCGCCCTGTCGTATTCTCCAGCGGTGATAGCGGCAACACCAAAAAAGAAGGCTACCAAACCTATCATGGCGGAGATTGCCCGCCTATATACTTTCGGTGTTTTCATGTCTTTCTAAAAAGTTCCTCTAAATCTTTCAAGTCAAAACAAACCCATCCCGATCCCGAGTATTTAGGGTATCTTCCATAACTAACCCCTACTTGCACTTTCACCCCGTCCGCGCAACCAAAGTTTATTGTGGAGTAAAGGGGGGATTCACAATACTGACCCCAACATAAACTAAATAACCATCTCGCAAAGGGCCTGCTCTGAATAATTTTTCTAAAACGCGCTATATCGTGGGATTCAGATGTATCTTCTACAATCCTTTTCCCGTCTTTCTCAACTGTAAAAGATATGATGAATTTCCCATCGCCTGTCGCGGTTATTTTTGCGTTCAAAACAATCTTTGATGTAGCTTGCTCTATTTGCTTGATAGAAGTGAAGCTGTGTCCCTTAACCTTATATTCAGTAGATGATGCTGTTATTGTTTTTTTCATACCTTCATTTCCTTTCCTTTCCTACATCAAGCAATTCCATTAAGACTTCCACTCCGATGTTGGTAGACAGTTCAAATGCTCCCCCATGAGGCACATCATGTTGAAAGATCGCAGTTATAAACACAGTTTCGCTCCCTTCTGCTTTCGTAAATTTCAGTCCCAGATAACATCGATTGTGGTTATGAACCTTACCAACCAGAACTACGTTGTATCCATCGACCATAGCCTCCTCATCGAATAACGTTTCCAGTTCGTCGGAGTCTATGGCATCAAAAATAAACTCTACTGTTCCGTGAGGGAAGTATGGCTGAACTAGCCCAGCAACAGCCACTTCCTCATCTCCCCTTCTTTTCGTAAGTTCTACCGCCATATAAATTCGTTCACGCTCAAACAACTTGCGAAACAGCATTATTTTACATTCGTCCTTTGCGGTCATCATATAAGCGCCTTTCTCAATATCGAAGCATTGCTGATAGTCAAGAGTAACGTGTCATTGTTTAGCTGGGAGGCTAAGCTCACCAATATAAACGCTTCCACTGCGATGTGTTCTATTTGTCGAACTCATTACCCACCTCCCTAAAATAGTAGCGCATCCTCATAATTCCAAGACTTGGTTACTTTCCCGTCTGGCCAAAATACAACAGAGCATATACCACCATATCTACGTTCAAGTACTCTTTGTGATGATAAATCTTGACGCTTAAAACAGACTAAATGGTTTTGATATATATATTTCACCCAAAGATCGTAAGCATCTATTTTGTAGCTCATATATTTCCAGTTGTGCGCATAAGATGCCTCTTCTTCCAAAGTGAAAACATCTAATTTATCTATACTATCCCCGACTAATTGTCTGAAACAAACACTGTCGTACCCTTCCTTAATCGCCTTTTTAATAAAATGTTGTATTGATTTGAATCCTTTATTAAAAATAGTTTTCCTACAGACCGTCTGTAACCGGACTGGAACACTTGCGTTGTATTTTTGCGCTGGGTACATTTTATCTATAAACGATATGTTAATATAATCCAATCTGGGATGTTTGAAAATTAAACTATCATTATCGCCATTACTGTTTATTCCGACCTTGTTACCTTCCGGCATTTCGTTTTTCAAGTAAACGCTCTTGGGCATTAAGTCCCCACAAGTATCTAGCAGATTTAGGGCTAAATCTTCATTCAATGTAGGCTCACCTCCGGTTAAAATTACATTTGCAGAAATACCAAGATGTTTTAATTCAAGTAATAGCGTTTTTAAGTTTTCCATATAACGCTTAGTATTGTTTGAGTAATTTTTAGACATGGCACCTTTCTCAATACACCATGCACACTTTCTATTACACAATTTTGTTGTAAGTAGTTGTATCTGTAGGGGGGTTTTATATATTTTATGATTAAATAACATTGGGTTGCTCATTTTCCCTCTATTTCTCAAAAGCATCCACAAGTCTCTTAAATCGCTCGCAAGCCGCAGGGTTCGCTTTTGTAAGCTCCTTGCGGGATTCTATTTTGCAGAAATTATAAATCACTTGTATCGCCCGCGCTTTTGTCGGGAGTAAGCCGGGGTGAAGATATGAAAGAGCATATTCCCAAAATTCCTTATCGTTTGAAAGCGAGTTCGCTTGTTGGCGCGCTGAAGAGTACTCCGAGCCATACTCTCCGGATGGGCAGTCCTCGTCGTACTGAATTTCTATATCATCCTTATAGACCTCTTGTGGCGGAACTCTTTTCCCATCCTTGATAAAACAAACCCCAGTCATAACCATATCATTGAGCAATAGTCCCCTTTCGTCTGGTTCCATTGCCTCGCCTGAACAAGTTAGTTTAATCTCCATATCATCAGGATATGGCAGACCGCATTTATGCCCATCGAACCATGGCAGGCCACATTCATCACATTCATCTCCAGTCCATGGTATGCTGTATTCGAATCCATCTGGTGTTACACCGTCGGCTGATGGTGGCTCCTCAAACTCTTCTTTGGATTCTCCCCACTTCTCGCAGTACTCATCAATCATGTCATCAAGATTAACCAATTCTACTGGGACGCAGTCTTTTGCTTGGTCGTGAACCTTGTCTGAAACAAATAATGCTTTTGCAATAACCGCGTCGGCTTCCTTATTTTGGCGAAATAGCGGCTCCAAGCGATCCTCTTTTTCTTTGAGTAAAAATTCCAACCGCTTAATTTCATCCGCAAACTTCACC